CTAGGCTACGACGGAGACCGCAGGTTTACTCCTCACGCTCTGCGTCACACATTCGCCAGTCGTCTGGTTCAGCGTGGTGTGTCCCTGGACGTCGTCATGACGCTCATGGGCCACGCTAGGTACGACCAGACCCTAGAGTATGCTCACCATGCCCCCGAGCAGATGCGGGGCGCAATCGAAACCCTAGAGAACTTATGAGATCAGCAGACAGCAAAGCCGCCCGCTTCCTGGAAGCCTACACCGGTCCCGGCAAGTGGGACAGGTACTTCCTGGGGCTGGCGCAGCGGACAGCAATGATGTCCAAAGACCCCAACACGCAGGTCGGAGCCGTGCTTGCACGAAACCGAAAGGTCGTCGGCATGGGATACAACGGGTTCCCTGCGGGGATCCCAGACCGGCCAAGTCTTCTCGAAGACCGCGAGGCAAAACTGGCCCGCATGATCCACGCGGAGATGAACGCCATCCTGCAGGCGGGCAGGGACGCAGACGGAGCTGTGCTGTACGTCCACGGCTTTGCAGCCGCCCCCTGCACACGCTGCACAGCTCACATCATCCAGGCCGGAGTCATCCACATCGTGGTGGCCGGCGCTGAGGTCCCGGAGAGATGGCGGGCCGACTTCGCCGAGTCTCGAAAGATGCTCGACGAAGCTGACATACCGCTGATGGTCTACTAATCGTAGACCACGGCGACGATCATGACGTCAGCCGGGTCAGTGTTGACGTTCAGCTTGACGACAACTCGGGATGCGGCTGCTGCATCCAGCTGACGCGCTTGAGTAGCTCCAGAGTTAGCGAAGGTGGTGTAGCCATACATGACTTCACCGTCTTCGGTCTTGGGCTGGTATTGCACAGTGCTAAGCGTGCCGTCTCCACCCATGACGTTGACATACAAGTCCATTCGACTGACCGTTTGAAAGTCAGGAATCGACATCTCGAAAGTCTGGCTCGCACCTACAGCCAGCGTAGTGGTGGGAAGAATCTTGATTTCCCGCATAACTAATCCTCAAAAACTAACGAATACAAGCGGGCGTAGACTATCGCCCACGGAACTGAGTGTTCTCCTAATAGCGAACCGCCGGTCCAGCAAAGACAGTGCGCCCACTCGTGCCCCAGAAAATGCTGGGCAACTGAAGAGGTAAGCCTTCTGTCCAGGGTTAGCAGAAACTTGCCATCCCTCACTTCAACGGCTGCGTGCGCTCCCTCTGGCTCCCCGACCACTACTTTAACCGGTAGTGGCGGGGTAGCCTTGAGGTTTAACAACTCGATGGTGGCTCGCAGCTTTTTAGGCAGCTTGCCAAGCATCGTTACGGCATCTCCCGGCGCAGACTGTAGAAGTTCGCGTCAGTGTCTTTGGTGTTGGCTCGTCCGTTGCTGAACGTAAGGGCTTTGGCCACTCCTTGCTTTGCAAGACGCTGAAACATCTGCTGGTACCACCAGCCGCCCCAGTTAGTGTAGATCACTGTCTGGTTGGCTTGGTTGATCGTACTTTCTGGCCACAAATCTCCGTTGTTCCAGGCGTAGACCTGAACTGGCTGCCAGTTTCCGGGAGAACCACGAAGAAGATAGTCCAGGCAGGTCCGCGCTGACTCGTTAGTGCGCTCCAGCAAGTACTCCCTGTCTTCCTTCTTGGTCACAAGACCGGGGCTGTCCAGAAGCGACCACATGCCGCCGTTGAAGATGCCTTCCATCCACATCTTGATGCCGACGATGCTGGTGCTTCCCGTCCAATCGTTGCCGTCCCACGGACGCATGGGCTTCCCGTCAAACAAAGGATTCTTCATCCTGTCAGCGTGAGACACCCAGCGAATCAGCTCGCGCACAAAATCGCGGCACGACTTGGTGCGGATGCCCACCTTCCAGGCGTAGGCAGCAGCGTGCGCTCCACGGCCCCAGCCTCGGGTCTGTGCAAAAGTCTCGTTGGAAGAGGGGGACGGACCGTTGTGACCTACGCCGTGCCCGCCACCGTTAGGGCCGGCCCCGGTGTAGGCTCCAGGGATCGGGTTAGCAAAGACGTTGGGCAGGTTGTTGTCCGCACGAAGCAGCTCGCACTTGATGTCCAAATACTGAGCTGCAATTGGGCAGTCGTCCATCTCCACCATCACACACGGCATGTTGGCCGTTACGTGGGAGATGATGAATCCGATGGAGTAGACAGGAGGAACCATGTTTTGTTCGGTGAACACATCGTTCCAAGCTCCGCGGGAGAACCCTAGAGTCTGCGTAGCCCCGACCCCGCCCCAAGGCAAGTCCTTGAACGTGTAGAGACCGGGGTGGTTGTCGTAGCGGAGAGTCGAACCATCGCTGTAGATGTAAGTGCCAGGGCCGCGCCACCACGTAGCGAACGTGAGCGTGTAGTGGTGCAGAAGGGCCGGCTCGTTGTTCGTCAAGATGTGAGAGCCGTGGGCGAAACCATGGTCGTGCTGCTCGCCAGAGCCGTTGACGTTCGCGTCGAACCCGATGTTGGTCGGGTCATTCGAGACGCCACGACCACCAGCCCGTCCGTACCGGTACTTCCAGTCGATTCCTCGGTAGTTCGAGCCCATGCCCTCTTGAAGCTGGCTGCGCACGAGGTTCAGCACGGACTGCGCGCCGCCTGACACGTTGCTGATCCACGGTACGTGGCCGAACACACCGAAGTGACCTTCCCAGTCCTCGGCCTTCATCATGGCCTTCACAGGGCCTTCCAGGCGGTGCTGCATGTTGTCCCACCGGGGATCGTTAGCAGCCAGCGAGGTGTCCGTAGGACGGCACAGGATGGCCCCGGTGATCATGGTGGCCATGCCCCGCGTCCAGCGGGTCGCCTGCCAGTTCGCAGGCTGCGCAATCATGTGCGAGTACCGCCCGTCTGCGGTCTGAGTCATGGCACCGAGACCGCGGCTGCCCGCGAAGTCGATCATGAACATCTCGCGCATTCGCATCCGCATGTTGCGCAGGTTGTCGTGGTAGTCCAGGTTGGTGCCATCGTCGATGCACCCGAACCCCGCCAGCATCTTCATCTCGACCAGCTCTTGCTCGTCGTAGATGTCGTACCAGCCCTTCACCCACAGAGGGGTCTCGGAGAACTTGGTGAACCACTCGACCCGCATACGAACCGGGCCTTCCTCAATCTTTCGGATAGTGACCTGAGGTGAGGTGATGGTCGTGCCGTTGTGCTCGACGGTGAAGCTGGGCAGCAAGTCCTCGATGCGGTCGACGATCCACTCGCTGAGACGAATCCGCCGGTCTGCTCCCTTGGTAGTCGAGCGGCTTCCCCGGTCGTACTGGTTGGGATTGCCGATGACGGTCACCTCAACCTTCTGGCCTACGTTCGACGCGCTGGCCCCTACAGGAACCTTCATGTACAGGTTAGGTCCGTAGTGCACCGCCGGATAGACGTTGCCGCCAGAGTCCTGCACGGCTACGTCAGACCACCTGAAGTCCCTGGAGACCCCGGCAGTAGTCCAGACCGTGGCGTCGCGCTGACTCCCGGTCTGTTGGATGATGAACTTCTTTCCGATAAGGCTGGGATGGGCTTCCATTAGATGAGAGAGGGAGGGGTGAGTCCGGGGCGTGAAGTAGACCAGACAGGACCAGAAGGCTTTGGAGGCCCGCCTACGGCGTTCTCCAAGAACTTCTCCAGAGCTTTCCTCTGGAGGTCGTCTCGCCTCATGGAGGCAACACGATCGACGTCACGGGCTGCTGCGTCGACCCAGTACTGGCAGACCATGGCCAAGGCATCCAGGCGGTCGTCCTGCCGGAGGCTGGCCTTCTCTCGGGTGATCCGAGACATTTGGTAGGCGAGCAGGTAGTTGCGCTGTTCTTCAGGAGCGTAGTCCTTGACGGACTCCCAGTCCTTGACCAAGACGTTCTGGTCGATGATCAGCTTGTGGCTGTTCATGAGAGGCTCCAGGACGTCGCAGATTCGACGTTCTTTCTGGGTGCTGTGTCTGACCGTCTCGATAGCACAGGGGTGCACACGGGTCAACACAGGCTTCAGAAGGGACTCGAACATGCCTTGGCCGAAGTTCTCTTCGATGATGATGTGCTGGACCTTGAACCTCTTTGCTAGGTAGGCGAGCCGGTTGAGAACTTCTTCGCCGTAGCCTCCCTGCATTCCGCCAGCATCCAGGACAAAGATCTGACCTGCGTAGGTGGCGGCAATCGCCCATGCCGTCTCGTCTCGGCCACGGCCTGAGGGGTCCACAGACATGGCCACACCGGAGTACTCAACCATGTCACCGATGCGCTCCAGAGGGGCGTACCAGTGGTCACCGTTGAGGCCCGCACACGGAGGGTCCTTGAGCCGCTTGTCGGGGCTCCGGCACCATGCGTACTTCTCGTAGCACATCTCCGGGTTCAGGTTGTCTACAATCAGGTCAGGCAGCTTGAGCGGGAACCGTTCAGCATCCGCCAAGCTCTGGTCTAGGAGAAACTGCATGGCGTAGCCTGTACGGCCATAGCCAGCTCTTCGTTTCTCAAGGTCGTCCTCGTCGAACCGCAGAGGGTCCGTGGGAGTTCCAATCGGCGTGCCGTCCTCGATCATCTTTTTGATCATCCGGGCCAGCCGCTTGCCTTGGTTCTTGGCTACACTCTCAGGCGGGATCTCGACCGGCCAGATGCGAACGTCGTAGCCCATGTCCGGAAGTTCGTGTGCGAGGTCCGCTTCAGACTGAGGCGTCATCAGGTAGACGATGCGACCGCCGGGCTTCAAGATAGCGTTGAACTCCTCGGAGGCGTCCTTGATCTTGTCGCGCATCGACTGCGTCAAGCTGTTCTGCTTCGTGATGATGTCGTCCGGGATCATGAGATCCGCACGACCACCGGTAAGCTGAGAGAACAGTCCCTTCGAGGTGACTGAGGGATCCTTCTGGTTCGGAGCGCATCCCACATCGAAAGCAATGCGGGACTGACGCTGACCTTCACGAGGAATCAAGTGCTCCGTCAGCGGACCGAGCGCGCTGATCAGCTGCAGCGTGAAGTTCGTCAGGTCGTCAGCTCGGACCTTGGATCCCGAGATGACCTGGATGATCTTAGACGGGTCGATGAGTAGGACCCACACGACGTAGGCCGCTGCGATGTACGACTTACCCACGCCTCGGAAAGCCTGGACAGCCACGCGGTCGGAGCTGATGTCCCCACCGTGCTGCATGAAGTACGCGATGTCGTACTGGACCGGAGTAGGATCCGGCAGGTCGATCGCGTGCCACGCAAGGTAGAGGAAGTTGCAGAACCCACGGTCTCCCTGTAGCTCCTTTGGGACGTCGGGGTTGTGCGGCAGCCAGCTCATTGTGCGATGGCGTCGTCGTCGTTGAACGGCAGGACCTTACCTAGCTCCCCAAGAGGA